TTAGTCTATGTCAGACGTTGCGCCGCCATCGGTATTTTCTATATTATCAAGCGCTCTAAGTACGTATCTGTCAGTTTTTGTGTACAAGTTTGTGGACTGCGCTTCACAAAATTCTCCACAAAGCATGTATTTAATAATCCTACTAGCCAAATTCTTTATTAAATCTGAAATTCTTTGTTTCGTATCTACAATCACCATCTGTCTTCTGTATGAGTACATGTTTGTAATGGGTAACGGTTGCATATCTAGCTCTCGTATAGCTTCGTATACAAACGACGAGTAATCAGATATTAATATCGTCTTAGCGACAATGAAAGTTTTAAAGTCCGTCCCATAGTATATGATGTTCTTGGCTAACAGACGCGTTCTTAATTCACTGAGTCTTTCACAACTAATTTCATTACAAGAGTATCTTCCATTCATCGAGTATATTCCTACAGAAAAAGCTGATTTCATCACTGAATATAACTCATATAACATATTATGCACTGTTGGGCATACTACAACTGCTCTCTTCTTAATGCCCTTAGTATAAATACACATTGGATCGTCTGATTCTAATGGATCAACGAACCAATGCGTGCAGAATAAAGTACTTAAATTCGAGGTGTTCATTATCTTGTCCCAGAGAAGTGTAGCATACATTGGCGAATCTATGTATTTCAACACTATTGCTGATTTATACTGTAACAGTTCACGTTTTCTCGCTTTAGCCGCAGCAGTTTTCTCCTCTATAAGATGCCTATAAGCTGGATACAATGAATTCCACTCTGAATGCAATTGTATAGACATTCTATCACTACTACGTAGCGAAACGGTATATAATACATTAAGTACAGCGTTGTATCTCGGTAAAGCATATGCAGCGGGTGTCTTCAGCATACTGCAATCTAAGAAATCTACATTTATTTTCCTTGTTAGTTTTATAGCATTGCAAGCATATCGTGCCCTCATATAGTCATCCTCCAGTACACTGATTCTGTCAAAATTTTCCTCATCTACTAAATATTCTGATTTATAAAAATTACATTCTTGGTATGGAGCATTTATTTCTTTTCCTCTTTCATACACTCCAAAAACTAAGTATATCTCATCTCTGAGTACAATGATTTTGGCTAGTAAGCAAATTGGCATATACAAATGTGATGCCCAAATACCGTACTCATTTCTGCATTTTCTCTGTCTTACTTTGTTACGTGAAATAGCTAAAACCTTTTCGTCTATTGGAAAAGTATCTCTATAAAAAGTAATTATATTTTTTATATGGTCCTTCTTTGGTAGTTTTAATAAATCTATTACACGTATTTTCGTACCGTTAATTGATTGACACTCACTTAATTTATACTTAAGCGTTCTCAGTCTCAGCTGTGTTACTTTATTTTGCAGAAAACAGTCTGCTGTATGTAAACATTCTGCACAAGTATGAACAATATTGCAAACTCTACATGCGTGCAATGTACTTAATTTACAGCATACCAAGCAGTGTGAAACTACTTTTACCAATGTTTCTTTGTTTAGATTAGCATTATTCGAGTTTGGCATAATGTTATAAAATCTAGAGTTATCAATCTTTAAATTTATATCTGCATGCCTCCACATGAACCTAGTTATATTGTCTAACAAACGATGGTTTTTAACTCTAATATGTTTTGAGTACCAGTAAACCGCATCCCGATACACAGACAT